CGTGTGCCCTTTGATATCGCATGTGATCAACAAGTATACGCAAGAATTATTGATCCAGAAAATAGAATGGTAGTTTGCGAAAAGCTTTGCCGCCTTGGTCCAGCAAAAGGCATTATTACTCTAGAATTAGATTCGGGCGACATTGCGTTAATTCATGCCGGTCTTTATGAAATGGTTCTAATTAGAACACAAGATTTTATTTCTAATGTGCCCGGGTATTATGTTGAAAAGCCTCTATACAGCGATTTTAACGACAATGTGGCGATGGAAATTGAAATTACTGAGCAGGCATTTAAGGCACCTTTACCGAGTGTTACAATTTTACCGGAGCATTGGACACCAGATATTATTGTCCCGACCTTTGGCCCACCGACACCCTGTTTCTACACTTCGCGTATTCCCGGAGGTAGAGTGTTGAATCATATTGATTCTGTACATTCTTTTTCTACATATACAAAGAATGCCTATGGCGTTCTAGAAATTTGGGGTTCTTTAGAGGAAACACCGGATCCATATCTTAACCACACACGTTGGTTTAAGATTTTTCCAACCTCAATGTCACAAGACATTGAATTTATTGGATATACGGGTACTACCGCTTGGACATTCTCTGCTAACTTCCTATGGTTAAAATTTAGATGGTTCCCATCACAGGAAGTTCTTGATCCGGGTGTCCTACAGAAGCTTATCGTGAGAACATAATGAGATTATCTGAGATTAAGAGAGATAATATTCGATCCAAAATAGCGGGTTCTGCTTTACAGATGATACTTTATCATGGCGGTCCCTCGGAAATTTCTAAATTTAGAAAAGGACCACAAGGTATATTTTTCTCACCACATAGGGAATGGGCTGAGCATTACGGACCTGTTATTGTCGAAGCATATGTATGGGCACCAAAGGTATACCTAGTCACAGGCGATGATGAATTTAGTGAGGCTGTCTTAGATTCACTCTTTGATCGAGACTACGATACTCTTGCCACACAAATAAAAGAATTGCAGAATGCTGGGTATTATGCATTGCAAACACAAACTGATTCGGAAATGGTCTGTGCATTTTCTAATGCAAAGATATTTTCTGCAACAACCGGCGATGAGATGTAATTGATTTTCTTTAGAGAATCTGTTATACTTGTTCATGACAGAAAAAATAAGAAAAATTTCTAAAAATAGGGAAATTTATAAAGAAAATTTTATAAAGAAAGCAACACAGCTTCATGCTGGGTTATATGATTATTCGAGTATAATCTATATAAATGATAAGACTGATATAGTTTTAAAATGTTCAGTTCATGGAAATTTTATTATATCACCAAATAATCATTTGAGGGGACAGGGATGTAGGTTGTGTGGGGAAAAACGAGCCGCCGAAAAAATTACAAAACCTGTTGAATTGTATTTCTCGGAAGTTTCGAAAATCCATAATAATAAATATGATTATTCTAAATCAATTTATACTTTCGCAAGAAATAAAATACTAATAATTTGCCCGACACACGGGGAATTTTCACAGACAGCCTCATCTCATCTTAAAAGCGGGTGCCCAAAATGTTCAAATTGGATTTCTAAAATGGAATCTAACTGGTTAGATTCTTTGGGAATTTCGATAGAATTTAGACAGAAGCTCTTATTTATAGATAAGAAACGAATTAAGGTTGATGCATTTGTTCCCGAAACTAACACTGTATATGAGTTCTGGGGTGATTACTGGCATGGAAATCCTAAAAAATATAACCCAAATGATGTTAATCTTAAAAATAAGAAAACATTTGGGGAATTATATAAAGACACCTTATCGAAAAGAGAATTAATTCTCAAATCCGGTTATAATCTTATTGAGAAATGGGAAACCGAATGATAGTTGATTTATTGAAAGACGCTATTCTTCAAAATTTAGGTCCGACTAAATCCGCTCCAAAAAATTTCCTCAAAAGAAATTGTATGTTGTGTCATACCCAAGGTCACGGGAAAGATACAAGAAATCGATTTGGAATACAATTTCAACCTACTTCGATTTTAATGAACTGCTTTAACTGTGGATTTAAGGCCGCTTACACAGAAGGTAAGGAATTATCTAAGTCTTTTAAATTTTTCTTGAAACAGATTAACATTGATGATAAGTTTATCGATCGTATAGAATTTGAAATATTCAAGCAGAAAAATCAATTACACAGTACAAGGGAAGGCGACGAAAATTCTAGTTCACTCGATAAAGTAAAGTCGTTGGTACAAAAATGGAAACCAATGGATTTACCAAAGGATTCGTTACCTGTAGAACAATGGTTAGATTTAGGTTTAGATGATCCAGATTTCCTAAAAGTAGTCAACTATGCGTTAGATCGGAAAATCTATAAATTAGATCAATTCTATTGGTCTCCGGAAACATTTAACAATATAAATCAACGACTTATAATTCCTTATTATTACAAAAATAGAATTGTAGGTTTTACGTCACGTTTGTGTTATGACACAGATGGCAAGAAAATACCGAAGTATTTTCAGCAATGTCCGACAGATTTTGTCTATAACCTTGATCATCAACAAGACTGGTCGCGTAAATATGTAATCGTTACAGAAGGCGTATTGGATGCCTGGGTAACCGATGGAGTGGGTACGCTAGGCGAAATTGGACAAGCGAAAATTGATATTATAAACAGATTACAGAAACAGGTAATTGTTTGCCCGGATAGAGATAAGAAAGGGCATGACTTGGTTGAAGCCGCAATAACAAACCATTGGGCTGTTTCTTTCCCAAAATGGGAAATGGGAATTAAAGATGCTTCAGCAGCATCCGTAAAATATGGAAGATTATTAACAATTCATTCTATAATTTCGTCTGCCACCACTGGTAAAGAAAAAATACAATTAAAATGGAGCATTGAGCAGAATGAACGATCGAGAAAACGCTAGTGAAATTAATGACTACAGTAAGGACATAGAGGATCTGTTTATATCCTTTATGGTAAGCAAACCTGATTTGTTTGTCCGTTGTAAAGGTATTCTAAAATCACAATACTTCGATGATAAGCAAAATAGAGATGCGGTTGCTTTCATCGAAGGGTATAGTGTTGATTTTACAAATATTCCTTCGTTACAACAAATTCGATCAGTAACAAAGAAAGACATTAAATTAATGGAGGTTGAAGCAGCTCAACACGACGGATGGTTTCTAAGAGAATTTGAAAAGTTTTGTAGACATAAGGCCTTGCGTGATGCAATTCTTGCCTCACCCGATTTATTAGACAGTGGACGTTATGGCGAAGTTGAAGCAACTATCAAGGCCGCGGTTCAGATCGCGCTTGTTAAAGACCTCGGTACGGATTACTACGCAAATCCTAAAGAAAGACTGGAAGCTATCCGCGAGGGGAAGGGGCAAATTTCGACTGGCTGGAAAACGGTTGATGAAAAGTTATATGGTGGGTTAAACCGTGGCGAAATAACAATTTTCGCAGGGCAGTCTGGTGCAGGTAAATCTTTGTTCTTACAGAACATGGCTGTGAGCTGGGCACAGTTAGGATTGAATGTTGTTTATCTATCTCTCGAACTTAGCGAAAAGCTTTGTGCTATGCGTATCGATGCGATGCATACCGGATACGAAACAAGAGAAGTAATGCGCAATATCGATGATGTTCATATGAAGGTAAGAGCATCGCAACAGAAAAGCCACGGTTCGTTGCGTATTAAACAATTACCTAATGGTTGTACAGCGAACGATATTCGAGCATTCATTAAAGAATATGAAATCCACATGGGGCGCAAGGTTGATGCTATCCTTGTTGACTATTTGGATCTTATGTTTCCAATGTCCAAGAAAATCTCAGCAGAAAACTTATTCGTTAAGGACAAGTATGTAACTGAAGAATTGCGTAATTTAGCAGTCGAATTAGATATCCTTTGTGTATCAGCTTCGCAGTTAAATCGCGGATCGTATGAAGAAATTGAATTTGATCCAAGCCATATTGCAGGTGGTATTTCTAAAGTTAACACAGCAGATAATGTTATTGGTATTTTTACAAGTGCTGCTATGAAGGAAAGTGGAAGATATCAAATTCAATTTATGAAAACACGTTCAAGTTCCGGCGTCGGTTCAAAGGTTGATTTGGCATTCAATAATAAGAGTTTGAGAATTTTAGATCTCGAAGAAGATGCAGATAATTCTATTACAGCAACATCTAAGAATATCTATGAGCAACTTAAGAAGAAAAGTGTTGTAAAATCTGGAGAGAAGATTGATCCTGAATCCGGTGAAATCTTATCAATGACAAGAAATGCTACAAAGGTAGATCCTTTAGAAGGTGCTGCCGCTCTTAGAGCATTTATAAAGAAACGGTAAAATATCTAAAAAACTGATAAATAGTTGAAAGCATTTGGAGATATAAATTGTCTATCAATCGTAGAAGCAGATCTATATTGGAGGAAATTAGTTCGTATGTTCCTCAAAGAAGTAAAGAAGATCTAATTGAGGCTAGGGCACAGCATATTATAGTTTCTGCTATTAATCTTCTCGAATCTATCGATGAAACGTTTTCTCCAGAAGAGGCAGAGTCTTTAAAGAAACGTTTTGTATCTAGTATCCGTGGGGCAGATCCAAATAGGTTTACTCGAATGGTAAATCGTATAAAGAATGGCTGCGAGGGAGAAGACGATCCCCATGGCAATTGATGTTAAAAGACTTACCAGAGACTGGATTCAATATTTAAAGAATAATCAGATTGTAGGTATGCAATCTGATCCAGAAACCGGTAAACTAAATTACAAAAGAAAGGTAACAACAGACGATGTTGCTAAATTTCTTGAAGTAAAGACTGACTTTGATAATCAAGCGATTACAAATGCTATTCATATGGTGCTTGCTAAAAAAGCAACAGGTACAGCACCGAAGAAAGTACAAAATAATCCATCGGCACCAAAACCGGGGACTAGCCTATCAACATGGCATCATACAGAAGTTAAGCCGGGTGAAAGAAAACCACAACAGACTCCGCAAGCTGTTGATATTGGACCTACTCGTATTTCTCATGATAAAGATAGCATTTCGGATATAGATTATAAAGAAGTTCCGGATGACGATCCGAAAAAGAAACCACGTTTCAAGCGGAGAACAAATGTTAATGAAGCTTTTGTCGACGAAGAGGGTTATACGTTATCAGAAGAGGAAATCGAGGAAATCTTTAATATATTGGCAGCTGGACAGAAGTCAGGCGAATCACCGGCAATTGTAGAACCGCAGCAACAACCATCGAACGATGAACGAAAAATAAAAGATCTAAATAGATTGAAAAATCTTATTAGGGATCGTATGGGTAATGCCGAAAGAAAAGCACTCTGGAGGGCACTAAGAGATGCCTAATATCACAGAAAATCAGATATCGCGTACTGATGTAAAGGCAATTTTCAAGTCTGCTGTTGATCTGCGAGATAACCCTACCGGCATAGGAAAATACATCAAAGGTCTTAGAAAAGATAAAATTGATATCAATGATCTTCAACAAGCGTGGAAGGATGACAATTTTCCAGATGACACAAGAGATATTGCTGCTATACTTAAAGGGCACGGGTTTAGCGACAAAGAAATAAAGAAAGTCTTCGGCGAAGTATTTAATGTCAATGACGACGACGAAATTGAAATGCCGGATGCAACAGAGTCCATTATGCAGATAGTGGAATATGTTAAAAAATATGGAATGGAGCAAGAACTTATTTCTTTCTTAGAGAAAGAATATGGGTTTAAAGAATCCTACTCCTATCCCGATAAAGCAATGATCGAAGACGTGAGAAACATATTCGCTGCTATAGTTAAAGAAGAACGTTCTGGAAGAGCTAAACTCATGAAAACATATGAACAGACACAGCTCGGAAGAACAAAAAAATGAATTTGAATGAAGTATCCCGTGGTATTCCCCATTTAGAAGATCTTTCTGTTAGTGATTTTATAGAAGTAGTTTCCCGCTTAGAAAACTATGAAATTACAGAGAAGGTAGATGGATCGCAGATTCTGTTTGGGTTGGATGAGCACGGATTCTATACTTCAAGGGAAACAAAGGGCGGCATCCGAATTTATGCTGCCGAAGATTACGATCTTAAATTTTCAACTACCTATATGCGCTCTGCGCATAAATTGTTGGAGGCTGTTTTACCCGA